GAATAATGTAGAAGGTAGTTTGATAGAGGGAGCATTTGTTATTTACGAACCCCCAATGCCGAACAGACCTTCTCTTTTTGAGAACCCACCTTTGTACATGACATTCTATGACCCTGTGTTAAATGATGAAGGAGGTTCTTCTTTATGTGTAGCAACAGTGTTTAAGATGTTTGATTTTTCAGGGGATGACAAAGACATTAAGTTTAACATTGTAGCTGAGTGGGTGGGAAGGAAAATTGATACGGACGACAACCACGACCAAGCATTTAAGCTGGCGGCTTTATATAACAGTAGGCTGTTGCCTGAGACAAATATAAAAGATGTAAAGCGTTTTGCCACCAAGACGGGTAGGTATAATATGTTAGAAGACACACCTTGGGGTGCTTTAGGGGAGATAACTAAGGTGACTAAATATCAGGACAAAGGAGTGCCTGTAAAGAAAGGAATGATACCTTACCTTGAAAGATACCTAAACGACCTTCTGCGGCAAAATGTGACGTTCTCAGAGGACTTTGAGTATGTAGGAAAAGAAGGGTTAGAATATAATGTAAAAGCTATGGTTGAGGAATGTTATTCTCTTAGGTTTTTAGAAGAGCTTAAATTCTACCGTAGGTCGGGTAACTATGATTATGTCTCTACAATGATGCTGGCTGCTTTGTGGGTAAAAGAGTTAGAGATACAACCAGTACAACAATATACAGAACAAGAAAAGAACAACAAGATAAACGAATTAGCTAGCATAATGAACAATTGGAACAATGAAATAAAAGAGAACACCGCATTCAACCGTTAATTATGGCAGAGAAAAACATAGGTGGGGACATGAACTCACCAAGATACTTAGACGAATACAATCCACATTTAGACTTAACTGTTTCTGAGCATAAGAAACGAAAGAATGACTATGATTGGGCTAAATACATGATGGATTATTTCATGACTTTTGATAATAAGAGTCCTGAAGATTTGGAGAAGTATGATGAGCGTTGGGAGTTGCACAGAGGAAGTTGGAGTAAGTTAGAGAAATACGAGGAAGACCTCAGTTTTAAGTATGAGGGTCAAGAGTACGGTATAAAAGGGCTAAAGATGCGGCACTTTCCTATTATCAATAGGGTGTCGATGAATATCTTGGGGGGAATAATTTCCAACCCTTTAATTACAATGGTAAAGGACTTTTCGCCAAAAAGCAAAAATTACAGAGAAAGACAGAAATTAGAGTTTGCTCAGAACTACGCTTATGATAAGTTAGTAAAGCCTAGAATACAAAAAATACAACAGGAGTTTTTACAAGAGATAGGTGAAGAAGCTGTAGAAAATGCGACACCAGAGCAGCAACAAGCTATACAACAAGAGTTAGGCAACAGAATAGATTCTTTGGTTCCTGAAGACTTAAAAATGGCGATTGACACTCAGTTGTCGCCCGAAGAAAGAATAGGACAAAAGTTCTTGGAACACTTTGTAAAGGAAGAGAAAGTTAATGAGAAATTTAGCTTAGGTGCAGAAGATGCAGTTGTTAATGCGGAAGAGTATTACCGAATAAACATAATCAATGGCAAACCTCGAATGGAGGTTCTTAATTCTAAGTATGTAGACTTTGGTGGCAGTGAGCATGTAGAGTTTTGCGAAGATGCTACATACGCTAAATATGAGCAGTATTTAACGCCACAAGACGTTATACAGAAGTATGGCAAGCACTTAGTCAAAAAAGACATAAAAGAGCTTGAGACGCTGTTTAACAACTTCACATCGGGCGGTTACAACAGAAGTCAAGAACAGTGGGAGAATTTAAGCCTTACTGAATACATGGCAGATAATCCTGCGATAGAAGATTTCATAAGAAGTTCGGGGGTTTATACAAAAGAAGGTCAGGATAAACTAAAATACCTATATGCTAAAGTTGGGGGTCTTGGGGGTGGAAACCACAGGAACACAACTTATTGGGGTATAAGAGAGACTTATGTAACATGGAAGTGGCTGCGCCACATGAAAATGGTTACACGAGTTATAAACGGTAAAGAGGTTGAAGTTTTCAAAGACCATCATTATAAAAAGAACGCTTCTAAAGGAGATATTAAGATAAAAGAAATAATGGTTCCTCAAGTGTGGCATGGAGTTACTTTGGGGGAAACAGGCAGTGATTTAAAGATAATGGTAGAACCTTTCCCTTATCAGTATAATTCTTTGAAAGACCCTTTCGATGTAAAGCTGCCTATCTTTGGATGTAAGTTTAACACACACCGAAACAACACAAAAAACATTTCCTTTATAGATTTGGGAATGCCTTTTCAGTTTGAGTACAATTCGCTGAAACGAGATTGGGAGAAGTTTAGACGTACAAACATTGGAAAAGTACTGTTAGGCACAGTCAATATGATTCCTGATAACATGTCTCCTGGCGACTTCTATGGGATGCTACAAAACTTAAAGTTAGGTCTTGTATCAGACAAATACGAAGGTAAACAAGGGCGAGGGCTAGAAGGCTTGAAGGGTGTTGATTTATCACAAGGGCAGGAGATGCTTGAAGTGTTAAAAGACATGGAGATGGTTAAAGAGGACATGTATGAAGCCATGTACTTTAACAAACACAAGTTAGGTCAAGGGGGTCAGTATTCAACAGCCACACAAACACAAGTTAACGTACAGGCTGTTGATGCACAGCTTTCAAAATTTCATGATAAGCGGCGGCAGATAAAAGAAAGAGTGTTATTGTTTGCATTGAACTTAACAATAGCTGCTTATCACGATGATGATGACAAAAAAGCCCAAGTGTTAGATGATATATCTATTGCTTACTTAGAAACCAACTATGAGTTTTTAAGTATAACTGAGTGGGGTGTTCATGTTGTCGATGACTATAAAGAGTCAAGACGACTAGAACAAGTGAGAATGCAGATTCAGGCATTCATACAAAATGGTGCTACCACAAAAGACATTATAGCTATCATGAGAGCTTCTTCACTTTCGGAGTTACAAGAGATTGCCGAGAGAATTGATAAGAAGAAAGAGGAGCAAGTTAACAAGCAACGTCAGCATGAAAGTTCTATGATTGACAAGCAGAACCAATATGCACAGAAGTTGGCAGAGTTCCAGCAGAACAAAGAAGATGTTCGCAAGCAAGCTGAGTTGGATGCCTCTATCAAGAGAGCAGAGCTTTCAGCACAGCAAATGGAGAGAGCCGCAGACATCAATCAGAATAATATTGCGGACAGCACAGAGAACGCAAGAGCGAAGTTATCTGCGGAAGAAAGGATGAAACAACGTGAATTAGAGTACAAAAGGTGGGAGACACTACAGAAATTGAGAGATAAATAACCACTATCTATTATAAGTTTGAAAATAAATGTATCAAATAATTTGGTAAAGTTAACATTTTGCCGTATAATTGTTAACAGAACACCGAAAGCATATAAAACAATAAGTGATGGGAAAAAGTATTTTTAATAATGATTCTGGTGGGGACACCCCATTTGAGTTATTAACATCAGAAGAACCGAAGAAAGATGAAAAAGAGGAAGTCGTACAAGAAGGGCGGAAAAGTGAAGAAGTACAAGAAAGGCGGAAAAGTGAAGAAGTACAAGAAGGGCGGAAAAGTAATGTGCAAGACCAAAAAGGCTTTCAAGAGGAAGAAGTAGAAGATACTCCTTTAGAGGATATTACAGATACGTCTGGCCAAGAGGAAGAAGAGCAGGAAGATGAGAAAGACATATCGGATGATTTTGAAGTAGAGGTTGAACAAGGGGTAGAGAAGCCCATAACAAACCTTTTAAAAGAGCGAGGGTATTTACCCGAAGATTTTGAGTTTAAAGAAGGGTTTACCAATGAAGATTTGGAAGAAGCTCTTGTAGCGAACTTAAATGAGAAAGCTCGGCAAGAAATACGGGCCGAAGTTGCTGAGGATTTAAGAAACAACGGAGTAGACCCACAGCTTGCGGAACTAAATAAGATAAAGTCTTACGGTGTTTCACAAGACGAGTTAGAGAAACTTGACTATTACGACAGGTTATCTAATATTTCTGTTTCAGAGGACAATGAGAACTTTGACGACATCATGGAAAAGATGTCTTTAGCATATTTCGAGCAAAAAGGTTTTGACCAAAACGATGCGAAACGATATGCGACAAAAGACTTAGAGGAGTTTGAGCCAGAAGAGTTAATGGAGAAGTATAAAGGTTATTTTTCAAAAGAGAGTAAATCTTTAAACTCTTCAATAAAGTCTAAAATAGAGCAAGGACGAGAAAACGAACAGAAGTCTAAAGCAGAGGAAGCTCAAAAACTTAGAAGTCTTTTAGACAAAGGCGAGATAAAAGGCCAAAAGTATTCTAAGGAGCAAATGGACATAGTAAGAGAGCAAATGTTCAAGAAGTCAGAAGTAGTTGAACTGCCTGGCGGAAAGAAGATAAAAGTAACTCCACTTAAAAAGAAAAAGATGGAGTTGGAGAATGACCCAGAGGCTGCTTTGAAAGCAAATATCGACTTTATATTAGGGCACGATATTAAAACTGCCGAGAAGAAAGGAGAAAATAAGGGCAAAAGAAAATTCATTAACGAATTAAATAAATCATTAAAAGTCAAGCAAAAAAGCACAGGTGATACTTTCAACCAAGTTTTTGAGCGGATACAGTAATTAGAAATAAGAAGTCCATAGGGTTTACCCCGTGGATGAATTGTTAAATAAATAAAAATAATAGGGAAGGGCATTTCCCAACAGTCGCAAACGTGGGTCATTAGGTCGAGCGTTGGCTGTACAATCTTCAGAGATTCGTCTCTAAGAGTATGTCAAAATAATAATAATTAAAATCTAACCATGACTAATCCTTTAGAAAATAAGTTTACGATTTACCGTCAAAACGGGGATAAAAATTCTAAGATTTACAAGAATTTAGACTTGGCTCACATGTTCCAAGTATTCCCTGAAATATGTGACTATGAGATGTTGGAACCTGCGATGCGCAGAGTTGCTAGTTATTCTCGACCTCATATTATAGGACAAGATGGTACTATGATGCGAGTTTTTGAAGAGCGTGCTGTTATACAGGACTTCAACAAAGACTATGCACAGTGGAGGCTTTACACGGAAGATTCGGACATCCGAACTTTCTTTGCGAAGAACTTAGAGCCTAAAGATGCTGAGTCAGGTGTTGGTGAATCAACATTTGAATTTGGACTTGACACTGACAACTTAGGTCCTCGTGACGTTATTATATTTGAAGATTATCGTGATGTACCTATTCTGATCAAATCTCATCCAGACCCAATTGAAGCAAATGTGTTCGCTTACGAAGGCAAGTTGATTAACACAGAAGCAGAGTTCATTAACTTTTCTGACATTCAGTTAGGTAAGCGTATCATCCAAATTGGTTCTCTTCGAGGAGAGGCTGCTATTGAGCGTGGTAACGTAACGTTGAACGGTGGAAACTCTTATGTAGAGTTTGAAGCTATAATGACAGAGATGGGTTGGCAGATGAAGGTTACGGATAAGGCGTGGAAAGCGGCTAATGATTTCGTAATCGAACCAAGCGAAAAGAATACAGAGGTTATGAATGCCTTAACAGAGAATTTGGGGAGTGCTAAGAGCATCCTTCACTCTGAGTTGGAACAGAAGTTCTTTAGAGCAACTAACCGACAAATTGATATGTGGCTTACTTATGGTAGGTCAGCAAACCGTTTCTCTTCTGAGTTCCTAGATGGACTTACAGAGCGTAACATGAATGCAGGGCCTGGACTTTATGAGTACCTTGAGTCTGCACACCGTGACGAATATCCAGTAGATAACGGCAATTTAGATATTTTCCGAAACTTCTTGAAGCGAGTTTGGCATAACAAAGTAAACGAACAAGACCGAGTGGTTGACGTTTACACAGGTTCTGCGGGACTTGAGTTAGTTCAAAAGTGGTGTCGTGCAGAAGATATTGATGCAGTACATCAGACAGAGGATTTACACTACACCAAAGAAGGTGGGTATTTTGAAGGCCGACAAGGTGTGGTTATTGGTAAGAAACAATACATAGGGTTCTACATTGAGCCTTTTGGTTTGGTTCGTTTCCATCACCTACCGTTCTTAGACAGTAACGCTGTAGAGACACGGATGTATAAAAACTATCCAATTTCTTCTTACCAGTTCTTGATTTTTGATTTTGGTTATGGAGATGTCCGAGACGACTCTAACATTGCTATTCTTCGAGATCAGCAGGAAGAACAGTTTGGTGTAGGACTTGGTTCTTGGGGACCTTTCGGTGGAACTCTAAATGGAGATTCCCGACTAAGCACAATGCAGAACACTCTTGGAAAAGAGCGAGCGTATGAGTACATACGTGATAGTAAAATGGGTTTCATAGTCAAGGACACCAGCTCAATGCTGTGGCTACAACCTGCAATTTCATAAACAAAAAGCAATACAACAATGGCGATTTTTACATTAACGTACACGAAGAAGAACAGTCTTTTGAAGTCAGTTCGGATGCCTGAACTCAAACGTGAGAACGGGGAAATCAAAGATTCTAGGATTTATAAAGGTGATGCAATACCTGGGACCGTGCAGGGTCGGTGTATCAAGTTCGATACTGAGAAAAACCGATTCCCTATCACAATTGAAGACGATAAGTTACAAGATATTGTAAAAGAGGCGGCCTTGTTTGATAGTGACGGCAACCAAATTTTAGAGTGCAATGTGAGGAACAGACGAGATAAGTTTCTTACACATCCTGAAATGAAAGTTTACTTTGAAAGCGGTACGGCTAGTTTAGAGGATGAGACCCCTAAAGGAAAGATTTGGGATAATTACACCAATAACCAAAGTGATTTTAGAGGTAAGAAAAAACCTAATGAGCGTTTAGGCGCAAAGGACGTATCTGCCCAAGTGACCAAGGTTAATAATGTTGACTACGAAACTGCGGTTGAACAAGATAATTTAGATGTGTACACGAAAGCCTCTAAGTTACGTGCAGCTTGCGACTATGATAAGAGTGTGAAAATACTCAAAGGTATGGGAGTTAACTTCCGAGGTAACAACCCTTCGCCTGAATCTGTTGAGCAAACGCTGACTAAGAAAGTCTTTGTTGAAGGTGAGTATAAAGCACGAGGTTCTAACAAGCGTAACATTGAGTTATTCATTGAACTTGCAGAAACAAGTGATGATGAACTGTCAATCAAAGGTTTGATTAAGGATGCTCGAACTAACCGAATTATAGTTAAGAAGTCAAACAATTACTTATACGGTGAGGTTCCTTTAGGCTCTAACTTAGAAGAGGTTGAAGAGTATTTGTCAGACCCAGACCACAAAGATATTTGGAGTGAGATTTACGCTGACTTGTACGTTGACGAGGAATAATGAAAAATGGTAAGTGCTAACAGTTTAGTTTACGACTTCGACAGGGAGTTCGCTCGGTTTAATACGGCTGCTTCAAAGAATTTGAGGTTGTTAGACAAGATAAGGATAATAAATAAGGCACAAGATATTTATGTTGAGGGGAAAGCCCAACTTGCTGAAAGTGACTCAAAAGTAAGGGCAGAGCTAAGAGACATTGAAGAGAAAGATATAGAGTTAAGCTTGGTTGAGGAGGGAGATAAGTTTAACATATACAAAATACCTGAAGGAGTTTTAAAGTTTTTGCGGCAATCAATAGATGCCACAAAAGAAGGTTGTGGGGAAAAGAAATATATACCTGTAACAATATTTAGGACAAATGATTTAGGTAGAGCAAGGGCTGACTTTAATTGGAAAAGCAGCTTTGCTTGGGAGACGGTGATAGGAGATGAAGGGAGGAAAGGTCTTTATGTTTGGCACGAGGGAGATTTTGGCATAGATAGGGTTTATGTAGATTACATAAGAAAACCTAACGAGATACATGCTCCTGATTTAAAGTTGCCGAATAAAAGTTATAAGGATTGGAACGGAGTGCTTAGGACTGAGAATCAAGATTGTGAATTAAGTTCTGCATACCAAGCCAAAGACCTGATTGATATAGCTGTTTTAGTAGCACAATCAACTGTTACCGATGTATCTAATTTTCAAACAAAAGTAAGCGAAATAATAAACACAAGGCGTACAGCCTCATTCTAACAAACTTAAAAATTTTAATAATGGGTTCTTTTAATAGAAATTCTTTTTTAGCAACCAAAGGCAATATGTCCGTAAAGTCTGGTGGTGAAGTAGTATGGACTAAATATGGTGCTAATGTTGCGCCTGGTGAGTTCATAGTCTATGACCCGAAGAAAAATATTTCTCTTAGCGTGGCAGACTTAGACACGGCGACAGATGTTCGTATGGGTGTAGGTATTCGTCAACACAACAGCCTTGACAAGGTAGTCACTACTATCAAGCATGTTGGTGGTGAAAACTTTAACGCAAAGCGAGATAAAGTAAGTATTAAAGCTACAGCACCTTCTTGCGGTTGCTCTCAAGTTGTGGATATATTCCCTACTTGTTTGGAATGTAATGAGAATTATAGTTTGGGTATTGCTTTAGATGACTATCTTGTTCGCTCAAGGTATGATTTCAACGACATAGCTAACTATGTATTCACTGCGGAGACACTTTGTGGCGATTGCGATGATTGCACAGAAGAAGCTGATGCGTTGCAGTTGATGCAAGCATTGAAAGACAAGATTAATAAAACATATAGCACTGAGTTGAAAAACCGACCTTTGCCGAGGTTTAACCCCGAAGAAGGCGAATATCAGCCATTCAAGGCTGCTGTTCTTTACGCTCAGTCTTACAACTATAACTTACCTTTAAGTTCAAGCTCTTGTGAGAACTGCGGCTTCCTTCCTGCAATTGGAGGGGTTACGGTAAATGGTGTAACAACTACGTTTGTAAACACACTTGACCCAGCAGATAACACTCGAAGTTTAATAACACAAGCACATGCTTTGCGAGAGCAGTTGAATGATGCCTTGGAAGTTGTTGGTGGTTCGGCTTTCCTTGAGGAGAGTTCTTTGGCTTGCTGCCCATACCGATTGGAAGTGAATACTTGCGATGATGGGTTTGAGCTTCTTGACGATGAAGGTGTAACAATCACTCCTGATAGCACTTCTAATCCTTTACAAGCAGTTACCAAAGATGGCAGCTACAAGACTTGTTCAGGGAACAGTTCTACTTTCACACCAACCGTAGGATTGCGTATCTTTGTAGAGCCTGTAACTTGGGAAACTACTGATGAGGTGTTGCGAAACACTAATGAGGTAATCCCTAACAGTTGGATTCGTTCAATTGACGTACAGCCTTTAGGAGATGCTTGGGAAAACGGTGCTTTCAATAAAGTGCAAGTTTGTGAGCCTGAGAATCTTTTAGGGAGTGGTTTAGTACACCAGTACCAAGAAGTTCGTACAGAGCATCAGGGAGGAACAGGTCGTAACAAAAGACGCTCTAACAGAAACACAGGGTTGAACAACATACCTGATAAGTTCTCTAACGCTTCAAGTGCGATGTTCGATGCTCAAGAGTCTTATTGTATCTATGCAATTACCGAAGACATCACACAAGCTCAAAGTCTAAGTTCAGGTTTGACACGAAACAACCGAGATGTGACTTACTTGGGTGTACCTCAAGGAGACACTACTACTCAACAGAGTGTGGAGTTGTATGTGAACAAGTTAAACAGCCTTGGTTATTTCAGTGAGTTTGCAACATGTTTGGGGATTGTTGATGATGTAGTTAATGACGCAACAGAGGCTGTAGAGTCTACAGTTGATGTTTCAACTAACGACACAACAGATTACTCCGATTGCACTGCGGTAACTTACGAGACATCTGACATTGTAAATGCAGGAACAGTCTCTATAACTAATGCAGGTGTGCTTTCCTTCACACCGACAGCAGCAGGAGAGTTCCGAATTACTTACAAAGTATTCTGTGAAGGTGTACTTGTGGGAGCTGGTTCTGTAACAGGTGATGCTGCGGCAGCATAAGAAAACATACATTAAAATAGAAGGCCCTTCTCATTAATTTGGGGAGGGGTTCTTTCAAATAAAAAGTACCATGAAAAAGAATAAGAATAACGTTATATTTAAACCTTCTTCTAACATTGTTAATAAGAAAGGAGAACAGATAGGTAGTTTAGAGGAGGCTTTGAAGATAGTTTCTTGCAACTTATTTTTTGATGTTGAGATAGGTGCTATTGGTATTCGAGATGCTGTCACAAAAGAAGTTAAATATATGATTTTGGAGGACGGTTCTTTGACGTTCAAAGATACACGACAAGAAGTTTGTGACGTAATAAACAGTTAATAGATGGTATGCTCATGTATAAAAAACCAATATGATGCGTATATCTCAAACAAAGGCTCTGATGTAATTGTCTACGAAGATATGAGTTTATGGATGAGGGAAGAGGGTTATGAAATACCTTCTGAATATTCTGTAAAGATAACAACACCATCTGATTTTAGCGAAACATTAGATTTAAAAGTAGGCTGTAGGAACTTAATCACTACAGCCCATCTTTTTGGAGGGCAACAGGAAGGTTGCTTTGAAGATGGGTTTTACTGCTTTGAAACAGAGAGTTGCGGCGTAAGTTACAAGATAAGTAGAGCTTACCTACCCAACACACAATGCACCATAGATTACTTAGCAGCTACAGCTAAGACAGATGCAGATTTCGATAGACTGTTTAGGTTTAATAGTTTGATGGAGTCTGTAAAGATTAACGCCTCTGAGGGCAATGAAATTGTTGCTGAAGAGATTTTAGATTTATTGATGAAACAGTTAGATAGGTTCAGTTGTGAATAACACAAGTAATTTTTTTGGTTGCAGAGAAACATCGGATGATTTTTGTGTTGATTTGAAACAAGATGATTTACTTAACACCATTGAAAGAGCCAATCACGCTATTGCAAAGTATGGAAAAGGTGTGGTTGAGAAGATACTTTGGGGTTATTCTTTCCCTGTAGTTTCAAAAGAGGATTACACTAAGTTAGTTATTTACAGAGGCGCATTAAAGAGATACAGACAAGATTTAATAACCGAGTCAAGAGGGTGTTTAAAACCTTCTGAGGCGAAGTACATGGCAGAGAGAGTTTCAATACTTTCAGACAAAGCGAACTGCCCTAAGAAATACAGTACATTAGAATCTGATTACACAAATGTTGATACGGATGATATTTGTGTGGCTTACGAGGCTTGGGAAAAAGCGATGTTTGTAAAAATGCCCCAAGTTATTGCGAAGGTTGAGCTGAAAGAATGCTTAAAGTTCGTGTACGACTTAAAAGTGAGTCTTGAAAAAGATTATGTATTTAAGATACTTCACGACATATCCGTAGAACAGAAAGCTGCTTGCGATATAAATTACAATGTTAAGGTATCTACACAAGATTGTAAATTTGAATATAATGTTATTTCTCAAAAGCAATCCTGCGACATAGATTTTGACCTTTATGTTAATTTGAGAGAGTGTGGGTTAAGTTATGACTTAATCTCCGAGTTGGTAGAATGCGGCATATCTCCCCGATATAATGTGAAAGACCAAACGATATATTTTGAAACATTAAGCGGCAACACATATGACCTTAACGACCTCCACTCCTTAGATAAGATTAAATTTAGATAGATGGCTACTTCCTATAAAGAATACAAAATATCACTAACAAACATAACTGCTGTAGGCTCTACTTGCAAAGATTTTACAATCGAGTGGGAAGAGTTGGCTTGCGGTGTTGTTGTATGTGAAGAGAAAAACGGTATACTTACAATTCAAATCCCAAAAGGTTGCGAGGGAGAATGTTTAGAGGGTATTATAACTTGTAACGAGCCTTGTACTAATTGTGTACCTCAACGAGTTACTGTTTGTCCTTGTAACACACCTGCTGATTGTGATGATTGTTCTTCTTGTATTGACAATCTTTGTGTTAGTGTTTGTGATGATGAGGAGTTTTGTGAGGATGGTATTTGTAAGGAATGTAATGATGCTAATCCTTGTGAGGGCGATAAAGTTTGTGTTGGCGGCGAATGTGTTTGTCCAAGCGGAACTTTTGAGACTGATAAGGGAGAGTGCTGGCCTTGTGACCCCAATGACGTACCGAACTGTTATATTTGCACAAGAGAAGGTTTAATACCTGTTGAGTGTAAAGATGGCGAAGTATGTGACCCCAATGATGGGAAATGTAAAGAATGTATAGGAACAGGAGATTGCGGAGACAATGAAGTTTGCGAAGACGGAGATTGTGTTTGTGAGCAAGGTTTTTATCGTGACCCAATAACAGGAGATTGTATAGAGTCCCCTGATTGCGAGTCTGATGAAGATTGCCCTGACTGTTTTGTATGTGACCAATTTGGGAATTGTGTTCCTAAGCAATGCCCTGATGGACAGGTATGCGACCCTTCTGATGGTAAATGCAAGACTCCTTGTGAGGATGGTACAGACTGTCCTAATGGAGAAGGTTGCGACCCCGATACAGGGTTTTGTGAGGAATGTGCAGACCAAGATTGCTCTACACCTGATTGTGCGAAGCTATTAGGTTGTGAGTGTGATGGTAGTGATAACTGCGTAGATATAGATAATTGTACAGGAGATTGTAACAACAGTTTTGACTGTGGTCCAGGGTGTGTTTGTCATGAAGGACAGTGTGTAAGTTGTAAGAACTTCCCTTGTAATGGATGTGACGTTCCTGGGTGTGAGTGTTTGAACGGAGTAGATTGCGTAGAAGACCCTGATTATACTTGCCAAGATGAGTTTGAGGTTCGTAAGTCTGAGAACGGATGTAATTTGTTGGCGGAAGCTACTTTACAAGACCGTTGTTCTTGTGACCCAATTACGCTTACTTTCAAAGCAACAGACCTTGTTTCAGAGAATAGCAACAGTAAGAATTTAGATTTCATAATTGAAGCTCGTAAAGGTCGGGCAGATACTTTTGCTCAAGCAACACAGCTTCCAAGGTTAGATAATTCATCTCACCCTGATATAGCTAATAACGATGTACCTGTTACGGGTTCAGTTAAATTCAAACAAACAATAACGGTTTCCGAGTTAGATGTGAATGGTAACATTATACCAAACACCTCTAAGCAAGAGGTTATGTTTAACTTAAACATCTCTTTCAATGATGTGGGGTTTGTCAATGTAGATAATAAGCCTGTTTACAAAAGAGGTGCAGAAATAGATATTGATAGTGTCCCACACAGAATAACACAAGTTCGTTTTGAGATTATACAAGATGATGCTTTTGACTTTTCAGGAAGAAGTGGTTGTGTGTATGAGCCTACTAACACACTTGGGGTATTCAGTATAACAACGTCTCAATTTAACGTAATTAGCGCAACAAGTTTGTCTGTGTTTAACAAATTCCGTTCTTTGTTTAGCGGCTCTGAAAGAAACCCTTTAGTTAAGTGGTATAGAAATGCACCTAATGCAACATCATACAATGAGAGTACGGATGTGTTTAGAAAAGTATATGTCCCCACTATCGGTAATGGTATTTATGTAGACACTCTTTATGGCCCAGATGAGATTCCTTCTGTAGACGGTGTTTTATCGCCTTCTGAGGGAGAGCTTTGGAGTGGTTATGGTTATGCGGCTCGTGTAGATTGCGCTTGCGGTGATAACTATGATGACCACGGCAAGCTATCATTTTGCCAACCTGATGAAGTGACAGCAGATTTTAACTCTTGCAATACAACAGTTCAGTTAGGGTCGTTCCAAGTTTGTGATGTAAACCAAGATATTACCCAGTGGACAGGAGTTCCTGCAAAAGCACAAGTGTTTTTTGATTTAGTGATTAACGGTGAAGTGTTTAAAATTTTCCGCCATTATGATGCACAAGATGCCATACTAGATGTTAGTAATACCAACAACTCTTTGTTTAAGGAGTACAGTTTACAGAACGATGTTCTTATAACCTCTGTAAAATTAGTTCAAAGAACTTCTGAGGTAACTTTATGTGAGCAGGTTATTAATGTACCTGCCTTACAAGAAAGGGATGTTGAGATAGCAGATATTGATTGTGGTTTTGATGATGAGTATGTTGTACGGGTTAATCAAGACCAAGCAGATGTAGACATTGACAGTATTACAGGTTTTGGTTTACCATCTGGCGGTGTATTTGAAAGAGCATTTACGAAAGGCACTACAGCTTCTTTACACATAACGTTTATAGATGGTTGCACTCGCACAATCAATTTAACACCTGATTGTTGTGATGAACGGTCTTTCATATTTAGGTCTGTACCATTTGCACCACAGACAGGTGATGTAACTTTGGAATTGAAAGGTAGTGACATACAAACACCTACGGATTATGTTATAACACCACCTTCTGGGGCGGCTATAACAGGAACTACAAGCAGCCAAGGGTTTTTCAACATAACAATACCTTCGGCTAAAGTTGTGGATGGTGATTGGTCAATTACTTTTACAGACTCAACACCAAATTGCGACCCAATAACATTAGAGTTTTTCTTACAGAGAGGCCCTTTTGTAGAATTTAGCTTGGAAGTTGTTGGGGGTGATTCAGAGGTTAGTGAAGACGGTGTCACGTTCAGCTTCTGTGAGGGAGATTCTGCCGAGCTATATGCAGTGGTAAACAGTACTGGTATTGGGGGTGTGTTGTCTTACAC